AATTGTTTGCTTTTCAGTTTAAAGATTTCGTAACAACCAATGCTTTGGAGGTTGATGAAGAACCCCGAACTTCAAGTTGGTTGCTATTCACTTCTGGGTATAACAGTCCACCAAACCTAAACAACCTTATCCTAAACCTTAATAACAAGAACTTTGAGTATGCTTCCCTATGGTCGGGTAAGTCGTCTCACTTCAAGTTAGTATTTGATGCTTCCGAGTTTGATTTCACCAAGAAGAACTCAGACGATATTGATTCTGGGGATGCAGTCGTGCTGGCTTCCAAGGTATTAAATTCCTTTGTTCCGGCTCACTCAATTCCCTTAGTTAGTCTAACCCTATCAACAGTAGACTACATTAATTTCCAATCTTCGGCCATGCCCATGGTTATGCCATCAGTTGACGAAGCTGACGGTGGATCTTACTGTAGGAACTGGATCACTTCTGGAATTAGTATTTCCTCATTCAAAAGAGGTTTAGGTGGGGCAGCAGGATCCTTCTCCCGTAAGGACTTGGTTAGCCGTATGGATCCTCTATACACCAACGCCTCAAATAATGCTTCAAACCTAAGTAGATATTCCCTAAGAAGAAGATCCTATGAGAAGCTAGCTCCCAAGAATGGCTATTACGATAGGACAGGGTTTAACATGCCTACATCCCACTACATGCTTTCAGGCTTGAGTGGGATTCCTTTGGGATTCATTCCTAGCTCACTAAGCTTTGAAAGCATTCCAGACCATGTTAACTTACCTGCGGTATACTCAGTGTGCCAGGGTATCAACTCTAGCTCAACCTTCTACGGCTACACAGTTAGCGATGCTCTTATAGGAAGAGGGCACACAGGTTTAGGTCTTGTTGATTGGCACAATGATAGATGCCAGCTACCAGAATTCTATGCTATCATTCACTCTCTAAAGGAAGACATAAAGTATTGGGAAGCTTCTGCTGCTTATGGATCAGCAACAACTGAAGCCCTAGAGGTTAGAAATGTGTATCAAGCATACGCAAACTCTGCTACAGAGTCTGACGGATGGTTCCCGGAAAGCGTCAACGATTTCTATAACTTTGGGTTTGGGAAGGAATTCCATCTCTTCTACAAGGACTACACAACCCATTTTGCTAGGCATCAATTATCCGATCATATGCACTACCAGGATGGTGCTAACATTTACTCTCACACCTTTGGGCCTCTCCTGTATAACAGTGAGTTTGATACTCTAGGTGCGGCAGGGTTTGTAACTGCATCTCTATCTGCCTTGGATAATCTAAATAATAAAAATGGATTCCAAGCTAGTAGTGCCGGAGTGTATATTGCTAGTAGTAGCGATGACATGTATGTTGACACCTTTGAGTATGTTAACTCAGGTATTATTGATGCTGTTGAGCTTATCCAAACTTCCGGTATCTCGGAGGATAATGGATTCCAAGTGTTTAAGATTGATCCTGTAGGAAAGTCCTCAACCGATGACGACTACATGTATAATCGAACCTTCATCCAGAATAGATCACTAGATGGGTTTGGTAGAATTAGAATGGACATGAAGAAGCACTCTTCCCCTGCTTCTTACCCAATCACTGAGAACTTCCTACTGCCCGAACATAAGTTTGAGGTTGATGCTAAGTTACTAGTTACAGAACTCAAGGGCCAGAAGTTTGGGGATAGAACCATTGGAGTCTGGGTTCACACTAAGCCTGAACTGGGTAGGATGTGGAGTCTCAACCAAGATGGATTTTGGGTCCAACACCCTGCAATTATAAAGCAGGATGAAGTAGTAAGCTACTCAACTCTATTCCACCTTCCACTAAGAGAGAAGACCCAAGAAGAGCTTGAGGAGGAAGCAACTACATTTGAATGTATTTACCTTGCTAACAATACTGTTCTATCCTCTTCCCCAATTGTGGGAATCAAGGAAGCTGACTTCCAAAATCTAAAGTTTACTTTCACTACAGATAATAGACAACAAATCTTAAACAACGAATATCTTAAAGCCTTTGGGCAACTACACAGGAAGGATCAAAGCTATGTTGTAGAATTGTTCATGATTCCGAACTCAGCTAAACCAAAACAGTTTATGCTTCTTGATTCAATCAAAATGCAGGACTTAACCCTCAAGCAACGCTCAGAGGTTATTGCAGTTGACGATTGTTACCCTATACGTGTTCCAACTTCAAAATCCCAAGTTCAAGGAATATTCAAGTTCTGGAATAAAATCGTTGGAGGAGCAGGAGCCCTTAGAGGGCAAGCATCGAGAGTTGCAAATGATTCAGATCATCCCTACCTAATCGCTGATACTAATGGCTCAAGAGCAGACTACAGACAATTTATAGAATCATATAGTAGAGTTCAAATAGCATTCGCATCCGTTGGCTACCCAGCCGCCCTTGATGAAGTTGAGGTATTAGTCTAATGTTCACTAAAGGTTTTGGAGAAGTTATAGCCGACTTCCTTACAGTCAATCCAGCAATCGCAGATATTCCATCTGCTAGTGCAATCTTGGATACATCGAACTTTACTTTTTATAGTTTTACCTTAGGAAAGGACGCTGACGGATTCAATTATCACGCTCATACTATTAGCTCCACAGAAGGCTCAACCTACAACCAAGAGAGAATTCTGTTTAACGCCTATAACACGAACTCCCCCTCATCATACCATGCCTCGGCAACTTGGGCTCAATTCCCATCGTATAGTTCCGTCCCCCAAGCTCCTTCCCCCTATGATACCCGATTAGAGGATGGAGATACAACCACTAATGCGTCTACAGTAGGATTACCCAATTTAGGTCACTACTCTAATATTACCATCGTGTCTTCTCTAAGTTCTGTATGGAATGTGGTTAGCCCCTACCCACCTTCTGGTGCAGCGTCCCACTATAACTTCTATGACGGAGATGGAGTATTTCAATTCTCTGGAACCTTAAGTGGAGTATTCAATGAGTTTGGGATCATGGATAGAGATGGCTACTTGAAAATGAGTGATGTAATTAATTCAACTGATGTTAAAGGGGATACAAGGGGTGGGGCAGTGCAGTCATTTTCTCCCACCTACCAACCTTCAAGTGGAGGATTTAAGGTAGCTATTGTGCCCAAACTTGGGGATGCTGCTGCATTAGCTGCGTTTGGGGGAGTAACACAGGTAGGAGTTTACTGCCTAGATATTAAAGCTATGTTAGCGTCTGGATTAACCCCTCCATATACGTGGGACGCTCTAAATACTAACAGGCAATACAAGATGGTAGCAAAGATCACTTCATGGGATAGTTTTTTAAACCATGATGACCTGGATCTTACGGCTATTAACCCTGGACTTGGGGTTGCAGGGGACAACTCAGGCTTTGAGCACCTACTAAATACTAATACTGAAAAGGTTTATGGAGTAGGATTCTTCACTAATCAGGGGCCGACAATATCACTAGTCTTTAGATTTACTTAACATGCAACAATCATTTACAGATAAATTGGAAATCAATGGGCATCTAACGATCCATAAAATCGCCAATGGAGTGGAAGAGCTTATCTTTGATGATAAGAATGTGATTGTTTCCGGGTTTGGATGGGGTCTAGCCTACATGTATAGCCGGAACGGATCCACATCAATCACCGACTACCAGATTGACAGATTCCAGCTTGGTGTCAGTGGGAACTCTTCTGTTCAGGTGAGCGCAACCAACTCCCTTTCAGGGGCATTAAGTTCCATCGCAGAATATACTGGGGCTGGGGACAGTAACCTTTACTCCTTCTCGGCCAACCAGTATAAGAATGGAACCGTTATAACAACTCCAACCCCAATCTATGGTAAGATCCCTTTTAGTAAGGTCACCAAGATTGACGACACAAGTGTTAGATATACTATCTTCCTAGATGAGGATACAGCTAACAGCATAGCTAGAGATGGCAACGATGCGCCATTAAATGAAATTGGATTGTTTCTTACAAACCCAAGAGATGCGACTCCAGAGGCTTCTGTCCTTGGAGCGTATAAATACTTTAGTAACATCGTAAAGACTTCAGATTTTGGATTAGTCTTTAGATGGACTATAACTTTTGGTTAGAGCTATGAGAGATCCTGATAAGAGAAAGAAAGCTTGCCACTATACTAACTTTCAGCCTTTATGGGCTGAAGATAATTTAAGAAAGGGATCTAATTACTAATGCTAAACACAAGCGACATATACGTATCAGGAGGAGCCAACGATCACTACTCGTGCTGGACGGACCCTGTAACCAAGTTTGACCCAAGCTCCTTCTACCAGTGGGAGCAGGATAATCTTCCTGTTCTTGACCTAGAAGAGCGAACAACAGCACTATGGGCAAGAGCTGGATACGCTACGTCTGCTATCAC